CTGATGGCGAAGCGTCGCAAGTCGTGGAACATCTTCAATGAAGAAATGACCGAATCGGCATAATTTTTTTTAACCAAAAGTATGCCTGTAGTTATATAATGAGACATGCAGGCATATCAACAAATGGAGCTGGAAAAGTGATAGCACTACCTCAGTACATAGACGTTGAGACATGGCAGGCATTCTGTGACATGCGCAAAGGAAACAAACGCGCACCGTTCACAGACTTCGCTGCAAAGCTAATCCTTAAAGAGCTTTGCAAGTTCCACGCTGAAGGCTTCAACCCCAACGAGTCACTAGAGCAGTCAATCATGAATGGATGGCGTGGAGTGTTCCGCGCAGGCATCCAGCAAGGCGCTCGCGCACTGACACCCGAGACATTCAAAGAACGTGACGCACGGTTAGGCCGTGAGCGCTGGGAGCAGATGACGGGACAGGTTCACCCTGAAAACATGCGCAGTCAACCCATTGACGTTTACACGCTCGACCTTCTGGAGATATTGCAATGATGAAAGCAATAGACAGGCTATTCCAGCGCCTTGCAGCCACGTATGGGGCGGGTTTCGATAGAAGCCTAGGAAGCACTCCAGTAATGGACGCAAAGAGCGCCTGGGCCTATGAATTGGCCCCATTCAAGAATCACCTGTACCGCGTGGCATGGGCATTAGACAACCTTCCAGACAAGTGCCCGAACGTGATCGAGTTCAAGAAGCTATGTCGTTTGGCTCCAGAGCCTGAACAACCAAAGCTACCAGAGCCAAAGGCAGACCCTGCGCGTCTTGCTGCTGAGATTGCCAAGCTGGAGCCGCTGCGCAATGAACTAGCCAAAGCACCTGCGCGGGTTGACTTCAAAGAGTGGGCGAAAGTGATTATTTCCAATCCTAAGGGCCGCTCACCAACTGCCGTACAGATGGCCCGCAACGCACTGGAGAACAACTGATGCGCAATACCTACAACGCAGAAGAGCTAGAAGCCAGCCGCATCCTTGATCTGGCCCGTGCTGGTGGTGATGTTCCCGAGAGCGTGATTACCTGGAGCCTTTGGGTAATGGGCGATCTGGTCGGTGTGCGCCATGAGTAGCCATCCCCCATGTTTTGCAACAAGCGAACGACACGCCGAGTGGCTATCTCTTGCACGTGTATCGCAAGAGGTCTGCTCAATCTGCGATGACTGCACACAAGAGTATGAGCTTGAAATGATTTTGCAGGGAAAGTGCTACCGGGAATATTGGGAAACGATGAAAGTGAACCGCCGTGAATCCTCTGGAAGTACACGTGAACCATCTTGCGAGTCTTTGGAGCAGCGGGAACGGTTGGAGGCAGTACGTGCAAGAGCGCGTCAAGTCGCTGGAGATTACCTATCCAATCATCAGGGCGGAATTCAAGAAGGCGGTGAACTATGAAGCCCCTAATCAAGCTCCACGCAAGGTGGCATGACGCAGGATGGGATTACGAGTTGTGGATATGCGCAAGCGAAAAGAAGTTCGCAATCCGCAATACACCGCTGGCTGCTTTTATGGCTTGGAGTGCAAAGCCATGACTAACCCAAAAAGGGAAACAGATGCTAACGAGGCCATCGACTTCATATACCGCAATGCGACTCCTTTTGCAAAAGCGAAAGCTACTCGAATCTACCTTGAGGAGTTCAGAAAATCGAAGAAAGCGATCCTCATGCAAGGTAGCAAAGAGACTTCGGCGGTTGCTCAAGAAAAGGATGCGTATGCCCATCCCGATTACTTGGACTTGCTGGGTGGCATTAGGGCTGCGGTTGAGATTGAAGAGTCGCTACGGTGGCAAATGGTGGCAGCGCAGGCAAGGATTGATGTGTGGAGATCGGAAGAATCATCAAACCGCGCAACCATGAGGAATGTGACGTGATCGAAACCAACGCCCGCCAAAAGGAATGCAAGCACTGTGGAACACGTTTCCAACCAATCCGACCCATGCAATCAGTCTGTTCTCCCATCTGTGCATCCAGGCTGGTCAAGGCTGCAAAGAAGGAAGAGAAGGAGCGGGACAAGGCGCGCAAGGAAAAGCTCAAGCGCATACCAGATTACATCAAGGAGGCGCAAATTGCGTTTAACCAATACATCAGAAAGCGCGACCAACTCGCAGGACAAACGTGCGTATCTAGTGGAAAGGCTCTCGACTGGTCTGGCAACGCGGTTGACGCTGGCCATTATCGCTCTACCGGCGCAGCCTCGCACCTCAGATTCAACGAAGACAACTGCCACGCCCAATCCAAGCATGACAACCAGTATCTGTCCGGAAATGCCGTTGACTACCGAATAAACCTGATAGCCCGTATAGGCCTAGAGCGCGTCGAAGCACTAGAGAGCAACAACGAGGTGCATCGGTGGACTGCGGACGAACTGAAGGCGATTAAAGCCACCTACAAAGCAAAACTGAAAGAACTGGAGAGAAAGCAATGACCTACCACTGCAAAGACCACGAGCCATACAAAGAGGCTTTCGGCTCCTACGGGATTGATTCACGCACTGGCGACATTCGCTATTTTGAAATTAAGAACCCGAACGTGAAAACGTGTCAGTACCAATACTCCAACTTAGGCATTGCCGATAAAGGCTGCGAAGGATGCTGCCACAAGGACTCACATGAATAACGAACAAAAGGTATTCGCTTGCATCAAAGAAGGCATGACAGACCGCCAAGCCATCGCAGACAAGTGCGGCATGAAGCGCAATCAGGTTATGTCCACTTATCGGCACTTGCAAGTCAAGGGGTTGATTGAACGCACAACCGATCAGCAGCAGCTTGGACTGGGTAAGGGTTCATTGCCTTCCGTCTATCGGGTAGTGGGGGAGAAGCCCGTCTATCGTGGCACTTTCTCACATGTTTCGTCAATCTTCCACGTAGGAGCTAATGCATGAAGGTCCAAGAACGCTACGCAACAGCCCGCAACGCCACTAACCTGAAGATGAAGGCCGAAACCAACTTTGCGCCGGTTGACATTCTCACAGCCGTAGGTATGGCAAGCCACGCAAGCCGGGAAGCAATCATGCTTTGGGAGGTGACGTTTCAGGGCAAGACAAGCGCAAAGCTGGCCTGTGTGGAGATGCTGTCCAAGAAACTAGCCGCGCAAATGATCCGCAACAGGTGGAAGGGCAACCCAACGCGCATAGCGTCTGAGGTGTTTGCTTGGCACATGCATGGCACTTGTCAGCCCTGTGGAGGCCGTGGGCTTAAATTGGTACTTGGTACGCCAGTGCTGTCTGATGCCATCTGTACGCACTGCAATGGATCGGGCAAGGTTCACCTTCCAAGGGAGGATGCACACACCTGGCTGCGCGACTTCATGGAGCGACTGATAGCACAAGCAGGTGGAAAGGTGATGCAAAAACTCTCACTGGACATGGAGCTATAAATCTGTTATTGTGCGCCATCGACAAAGTTGGCGTGTTGCCAGCACAATTAAAAGAGATACAAGCCTAGAGTGCACAGCCGCCTCTAGGTTTTTTGCTTTCTGCCCGCAGTCATCCCCACACCACGCTATACGCCAGAGGGTTTTGAACTGTTGGGCGATTAACCCAAATCCACCCCGCAGACCTTCGGGCCAGCACATCAGCCTTCACATAGCTGATTCTGTGCATTGGGGTGGCTGTGTCGGCTCGGGATTCAAAACCGACTAGCTCCGACGATTCACCCCTGCTAGGCCGCTTGTCACTCCCAAGCACCTAGTGGGGGAGTCGGACAACCAAACCAATTGATTCAAGAGGCTATCTATGGGCGACCCCAAAGATGCCGCAGAGAATCGCAAGAAACCGCGTGGAAAACCATTCCAGCCGGGCAACTGTGCGAACCCTGGCGGCAGACCAAAACTGCCAGAGGATGTAAAGCACGTCCGAGAATTGGCGCGTCAGTACACAGAAGCAGCTATTGCCACCCTAGCCTCAGTAATGGAGGATGGATCGTCTAGCGCCCGTGTAGCGGCTGCACAGGCCATGATTGATCGTGGATGGGGCAAGGCAGAACAGCCTATCACTGGCGTAGAGGGTGGAGCACCCATCGCACAGCGCGTGGAGATGGTCATTGTTGACGCTGCGGGTTGAAGTCCCGCGCAAGCTAAAGCCACTTCTAGCTAACAAGCGGTACAAAGGCGCACATGGTGGGCGAGGTGGTGCTAAGTCGCACTTCTTCGCAGAGCAGGTAATCCTTCGCGCCTACATGTCGCCTACGCGGATTGTCTGTATTCGTGAGGTGCAGAATTCAATCAAGGATTCCGTTAAGCAGCTCCTGATTGACAAGATAAACAAGTTTGGCTTGATGCCAAGCTTTGAGGTGCTGGACACTGAGATACGAGGGCCAAACGGCTCTTTGATCGTGTTCAAGGGTATGCAGTCATACAACGCTAGCAACATCAAGTCGCTAGAAGGTTACGACATTGCATGGGTGGAGGAAGCCCAAACCCTGAGCGGACATTCTCTAGACCTGTTGCGGCCTACTTTGCGCAAGGAAGGCTCAGAGCTTTGGTTTAGCTGGAACCCACGGTTTAAGACTGACCCGGTGGATATGTTCTTTCGTAAGAACCCACCAGAGGATGCGGTCTGCGTACAGATCAACTGGTCTGACAACCCTTGGTTCCCTGATGTGCTGCGCAAGGAAATGCTGCACGACTTCGCAGTAGATGAAGACAAAGCGGAACACATTTGGAATGGTGCTTACGGCTCAAGCCAAGGCGCGATTCTTGCCAAGTGGGTGAACCAGGCAGAGCGAGAAGGCCGCATCCATGACGATGTGGAGTTTGACCCCGATGGCGCACCTATCGAGGTGTCTAGCGATCTTGGGTTCAGAGACACAGCTACATGGTGGTATTGGCAGCGTAAGCCTGGTGGGTTCTCCCTGCTGGCCTATGACGGTGACACAGGGCTAGATGCTGATGACTGGATACCGCGCATACAGGACAAGGTTTTGGAGCTAGGGTGCAAGGCTGTTGGAAAGATATGGCTTCCGCATGATGCGAGGGCTAGGACATTCCAGAGCAAGCACACAAGCATGGAGCGCTTTATCAAGGCGTTTGGTGCTGACCACATTGCAGTGGTTCCGCAGTCTAAGAAGCTAGACCAGATCAGCGCAGCACGCGCAATAGTTCCCCGGTGTGAGTTCAACAAGACCCGATGCGAGGCAGGCTTAGATGGCTTGATTGCATGGGAGTTCGAATACAACGAGGACACAGGCGTATTCAGCCGCGAGCCTTTGCACAACTGGGCCTCTCACCCATCTGATGGCTACGCATACGGCGCGCAGATCATGCAAGAGACATTGCCTCCCAAGGCTGAAACACCGCCCAAGTGGGCAATGAAGGGTACGGCGAACGGCATCCAGACCATGAGTCTTGACGAAATGTGGGCTTTATCTCCTAAAGGTTCAAAAAGAATATGAGCGTTTTGTACCGGATTACATCTCCATCAGGCAAATCGTATATAGGTGTTGGAAAGTATTCGGCTGAAGTGCGCTTTAAGAAGCATTCACACGATGCGAAGAGTGGCAGGAAAACTGCTTTGTGCAATGCAATTCGGCACTACGGTGCAGAGGCAATGCGCGTTGAAACGCTGGTCATTTCGACATCTGAGTATTGCTTTGATCTAGAGGTAAAGGCAATCGCAGCCTTTGGCACGTTGTGCCCAAACGGATACAACATGACTACAGGCGGAGAGGGCATCCATGAGATGGACCCAGAGACAACGCGCAGGCACAGAGACGCAATAAGAACTCCAGAGCATCGCGCCTTTGCCTCTGCTAGCTCAAAGATTCACAGGAATACAGAAAAGGCTAGGGCTAAGACTTCTGCCGATATGAAAAGCAGATGGCAAGACCCGCAGTGGGTTGCGACGTTCTCTGAAAAGATGAAGGCCAAGTGGCTTGACCCATCTTACAGAGCGGCACTTAGCTTGAAAGTTCCAAAGACATGCTGCCTCTGCGGGTGCGGGTTCACTTGCACTATTAGACAGGCATCAATAGCAAAGTTTTGCTCTGCTTCTTGTAAGGCCAAATGGCATAGGACGCAGAAGCAGCAAGAAACACAAGCAGTCTAGAGCATGACGCCCGGACGAAACAAAAGGATATGACATGGCAGGCATTGCAAACGTAGGCTACACAGCCAAGCCCTTAAGCGCATCTGGCGCAGCACAGGTAGGCCCCGGCGTGATGGCTGGCATTCTGGTTGGCACTTCTACCGCTTTGACCATCAAGGTATGGGATAGCCTGAGCGCCACCGGCACGGTGATTCTTGAGACTACAGCAGCCCTGACTGCTGGCACGTACCTGACCATTCCCGCTGCGTTCTCCATTGGTTGCTTCATCACTGTTGGCGGTGTCGGCACGTTCACGGTGTTTGTCGCCTAATGAAAGACGAGAAGAAGTCATCTCAGGACTGGTTCAATAACCTTGAACTGTCTAAAAAAGAGATGGCTAAATGGCAGGAGCGTGGCGAGAAGATCGTCAAGCGCTACCGTGACGAACGCTCAGAGATGTCCGGCAATGGCCGCAAGTACAACATCCTGTGGTCGAACATTCGCACGCTGCTGCCTGCTGTGTACGCAAAGAAGCCAAAAGCAGAGTGCCAACGTCGCCACAAAGACGCTGACCCTGTAGGTCGTGCTGCTGCACAGGTGCTAGAGCGTGCATTGCAGTATGAGATTGACCAGTACAGCGACTTTGATTCGGGCCTGCGCCATTCGATACTTGATCGCCTGCTTCCTGGACGCGGTGTGGCATGGGTTCGCTTTGAGCCAGCATACAAGCCGGGACAGCCTGAAGATGTGGGCGAGTCGATGCTTACGGATGACGTTGAGCCAGAGATGGCCGACACGACACAGCTAGAGACTAGCCCCGTTGATTACGTCTATTGGCAGGATTTCCGCCATTCTCCCGCACGCACATGGGAAGAGGTCACATGGGTGGCCCGCCGTGTGTATATGGCTAAGGAAGAGGGCGTAGAGCGATTTGGAGACGACTTTAAGAGCATTCCGCTGTCTCATGTGCCCGTAGGCGTTGACAAGCTCAAGGCTGAAGGCGTGAACACTGAGCAGATGAAAAAGGCTGTTGTGTGGGAGATTTGGGACAAGTCCACAAAGATGGTGCATTGGGTGGCTATGGGCTCTGAACACATCCTCGATACAAAGCCTGACCCGCTTGAGTTGGATTGCTTCTTCCCATGCCCCAAGCCTCTGTTTGCCACGCTGACCACTGATTCTTTGGTTCCTGTTGCTGATTACGTGATGTATCAGGATCAGGCTGCTGAACTGGACACGCTCACAGAACGGATTGGCAAGCTGGTGGAGGCTGTAAAGGTTGTAGGCGTCTACGACTCTTCTGCTCCTGGCATTCAGCGCATGTTGAACGAAGGCGTGGACAACACGCTGATTCCCGTAGACACATGGGCGGCATTTGGTGAACGTGGCGGTCTGAAAGGCTCTGTAGACTTCCTGCCGCTGGACATGGTTGTGAACGCCTTGCAGCAGCTATACGCAGCACGTGAAGCAGCCAAACAGGTGATCTATGAAGTCACCGGCCTGTCAGACATTATCCGAGGCGCTTCTGTTGCCTCTGAGACAGCCACTGCCCAGCAGATCAAGAGCCAATACGCATCCCTCCGCTTGAAGGAAATGCAGAGCGATGTAGCACGGTTCGCATCAGACATTCTGAAGATCAAAGCGCAGATCATGTGCGCTTTCTACCGTCCTGAGAGCCTTGTGGCTATCTCGGGAATGGATCAGACGCAGGATGCGCAGTACCTGCCGCAAGCGCTGCAACTGCTCCAAAACGACACACTGCGGGCCTTCCGCATTGAGGTTGAGACTGACTCGCTAGTTGAGCTGGACGAAGCGCAGGAAAAGTCTGATCGCATGGAGTTCTTGCAGGCCGCTGGTGCGTTCATTCGTGAAGCTGTGCAAGCCCCTCCCGAACTAGCCCCATTGATGGGTGAAATGCTGATGTTCGGCGTTCGTAGCTTCAAAGCTGGTAAGTCGATGGAAGCAAGCCTAGAGCAGTTCATCAAGACGGCGCAAGAGAAAGCCAAGCAGCCACAACAGCAGAAGCCTGACCCCGAGATGATGAAGCTCCAAGCCTCACAACAGGCAGAACAAGGTCGGATGCAGTTGGAGCAAGCCAAGATGCAGGCCGGACAACAAGCCGAGCAAATGAAGCTGCAAGCAGACATGCAAGCAGAGCAGGCTAAAGCCCAAATGTCCATGCAGTTGGAAGCTATGAAGGCGGAGCAGTCCGCACAGATGGAAGCCCAGAAGATCGAGTTCGAGCGCTGGAAAGCGGAGCTTGAGGCATCTACAAAGGTCACTGTGGCTGAGATTCAGGCAAAGACAAGTCTTAAGCAGGCTTCTATCAGTGCCAATGCATCGAAAGAGTCTGAAGGCTTGACAGAAGTAGGCGAATCAGGCGACGAACAACCCACAAGCGCACTGGCTGGCCTGGCGGACGCAATCAATCAGAACATGGCTAATTTGATGGGTCGACAACAACAAT